ACAGTTCCGAACATTTCTACGGCCACGCTGAATAACGCCAAAAGCGTTTGGAAGCAGGTAATCGCGCAGTACGGTATGGACGTTACGCTGAAAAGCGCCGACGAGCTAACCGTGCTGCAGATCAAGGCTTTTTGCAAGCGGCCGAAAATTCTTGGACTGTTCGACCGCACGCAGCAAAGTTACGACCAGGAAAAATACATGGTCATTTGCGACGCCGACGACTTTCCAGCCAACATGGACCCTGCCAAGTTCATGCGTGCAAGCTGGGACGGCGAGGACCACGTGTTCATCAGCATCACGAAAGTGGACCTTAAGGGTGTCGTGTTCGGCTACCGCATCCTGGTCAAGGGGTAATCGATGAACCCAGTAGTCAATAGCTTTGCTAAGGACCTTATCGCTACGGTCGTGCCCGAGGCGCCATTCCAGCCGACCATCGGCGTTATCTGGCAGTCGAAGAACCTGCCCGAAGTGTGGAGCACGCTCGAGATCGCCGACGCGGCGAACCAGCGGCTAACCATCGGCAGCCGGGCCATTTGGCGCGAGTTTGGCAGCTTCTCGTTCGTACTGGTCGGCAAGTCCGGCTTTGGTACGGACGCACTACTGCTGCTCGGCCAGCGGGTAACCGACAAGCTGCAAGACATGCAGCGCAGGTTGCAGGAGCAAAACGGCATCAACGGCATGATGCGGCTCGACAGTGTGGGCGTGCCCAACACTGAGGATTTCGAAGACGGCAACTGGCTCATGTGTACGGTTGCCTGCGTTTACACTTACGACAGCGTCAGGGGCGCTGCCGAATAAGTTTCCACCCCCTGTTATAAACCTAGGAGTTAAAGGCTATGTCCACCACTTCCGCAGACCTCTCGCGCTTGGCCTTCGGCAAGCTGGGTGTCGGTGACGTTCTACCAGCGAACCCGCAGATGCTTGTCGCGCGGTTCAACAGCGAGTCGGTAAGTTTCAACCCGAACGTTATCGTTTCGCCGGAACTCGACCCGAGCGGTCAAGTTCGCGACTCCATCTACACGGGCGCCTCGTCCAATGGCAGCGTCGAATTCCCGCTGGTGCGCAGCCCCTGGTTCCACGAAATGCTCGCTGCTGCTTTCCGCAACGAGTGGGGCACTGGCACGCTGGGCTACCCCGACACCGGCAACCCCGGCCAGTACCTGACCCGCGCACTGGGCGCAAACGAGCTGATTCCCGGCAAGCTGGTGAAGCTGTACGCCGTGCAAAAGCGCTTCGAAACGCCCGACACGCCGAGCTATCACCTGTACCAAAAGGCCGGCGTGAACTCGCTTAGCCTGCGCGTGCAGCCGAACGAAATGCTCAGCGGCACGGTCGCCCTGATCGCCGGGGAGATCGAGATCGGCAACAGCGACATCGCTGGCGCGACCTATCCCGACCCGGGCGAGTACACGCCGTACACGGCACCGAACGTTACCGAAATCACGGTTGGCGGCATGACCACCAACGCCTGCTTCTCGTCGCTGACGCTGGCCTTCAACAGCAACCTGCGGGCCATCGATTGCATTGGCAGCATCAGCGCACGTGAAAAGGCGCTCGGCCGCTTCGAGCCAATGATCGACGGTACCAGCTACTTCGTGTCGAACGACCTGATGGAATCGCTGCGTGACCAGGACTCGTTCCCTGTCACCATCGAAATGACCGATGGCGACGGCAACGCCTACGAGTTTTTCTACCCGCGCTGCAAGATGGTGAGCACGAACGCCAACATCCCAGGCACGAACCAAGATGTGATGGCCCCGGTGTCGATCCGGGCCCACTACGATCCGGATTTCCTGTATTCCTGCTTGGTGACCCGGACCCTGGCCTAATCGGCCGTCTTCATTAAAACAAAGGAGCCCAAAATGAAGAACCTGTACGAAGCCTACGAAACCGACAAGAACCTGGAAACCAACGGAGTCAAGCTTGACTTCGGTGGCCCAGCCTTTTTTGTCAAGCGCGCTGGTGGCGCCAACCGCAAGTTCAGCTCTGTCTTTTCCGACAAGATCAAGCCGTACAAGCGCGCCATGGACGCCGGTACGCTGGACGAGAAGGTCAGTGACCGCATTCTGCTGGAGGTCTACTACGAAACGGTCGTCCTCGGCTGGGAAAACGTTGCCGACCGCCATGGCAACATGATGGAGTTCAACAAGGACAACTTTGTCAAGCTCATGACGGACCTGCCCGACCTGTGGAACCTGCTGCGGGTCGAAGCGGCCGAAATGCGCAACTTCCAGGCTGCGTCGGCTGCTGTCGACGGGGAGGCCCTGGGAAACGAATCTGCTGGCAGCTAGAGTTCGGGGAACACATTGAGGCCTTTAAGGAACTAGTTGCCAAGGGCCACAAGGTTCCCCAACTCGACGCTAAGCCTGATTTGCCAGCAGGCCTAGAGATCGTGCAGGTGGCGTACAACGATCTCGTAATGGAAGGGGGCATTCGTTTTACCGACTACGTTGTGTGGGCTGACCGCTTTCTAGTCGGTGAAGAACAGTTCGAATATGTGTGGGATGCCCTTGGCAGCGCACAGGAGGTAGTTGCAAAGTGGAAGCGGAAGCGTCAAGGGTCCTCGTCGAACAACTCCGTGCCAACGACCGTTCGCTCAAATCAGGCACCGGGGAAATGATCGGCACGATGGAAAAGTACGTCCTAACGGTTTTGCCGAAGGACGTACTTACCGTCATGCGTGCCGTGGCGCTCGACGAACTGGGCCAGCAACAGTCCATCGGCAATAAGGTTAGCCAGATTATTGTCGATAATGTGTCGGTCGCGAAGCGCAGCATCAACAACGCCATGCGCAGCGTTCGCATGCGCTTTGCTGATACCGCGACCTTGCTGGACGCACTGGGCGAGGCGTTCCGCCTGCTCCAGATTATCACGCGCATCCAAAGCCCGCCGAAGAACGCAATTGTTGCCCGGCGTAACTTCCACCTGTGGCTGGATGGTATCGACCTAGGCATCATGCCGGTCGCCATGGCGAAGGTGACAGTACCGGGTGTGCTCAACCAAGACAGCACGTTGCGCATCGTTGGCCCGTTGGTCAACTATGGCCGCAAATTGTTTTGGAACCCTGTAGGTGCGAGCAACACGATGACTGTTCGGCGTGTGAACAGCAAGCGTAGCCTCGGCGGCGTTCGCTTTCTGCCACCGAAAGGTCAAAGCGTTACTTCACCCCGCTTTCGGGCGCTGTCGAAAAGCACGCTGCGCAAGAAGATGAATGCGAAGGGAAAGCCTACCCAACAAATGATGGCGCAGTTCCTAGGCAAGAACCCGCCCGGCCGTAGCGAGAACGCCGGGCAGATCATAAAGCGCATTATGAAGAACAACGCGAAATACCGCGCCTTGCACATGGCAGATGGCTGGGTGGAGTACGCCCCGGCTGCTGCGTGGAGTAAGCTGCACGATCCACGCGTACCAAGCTTTTCGATTCAAATATCGAAGCGTGGCGCAGTTAATATTTAGGAAGACTAATGGCAACCACCGCAGCAGTTACCAGAGTCATCGAAATCGATGTCCGGCAGTCGGCGAACGCGCAACAGCACGTCGCCGCGATGGCTAAGAACCTTACCAGCATCGAGGATACCGCCAAGAAGACAGCTTCCAGCGTTAAGAACCTGGAGTCGCAGTTCGCGCAGATGGGCGCGAGCATGCTCAAAGGTCTAGCGTTCGGCGCTATGACAACTGGCGTTGTCGCGGCTGTCGCAGCTATTCGGGACATGGCCGACCAGACGCAGGTTTTGCGCTCGCGCTTGGAACAGGTGCTCGGCTCTACCGAAAAGGCGAGCAAGGCCTTCTCGGATGTGGTCGCGGTGTCCGTAAAGCAGGGCCAAAGCATGCAGGCCATCGGCACGCTGTACGAGAAGATCAGCCGCCAGTCGGAAAACCTCGGCGTTACGACCGCAGGCATTACGAAGCTGACGGAGGGCTTCGCGGCCTCGCTGCGCCTGTCTGGCGCGGGCACACAGCAGGCCGAGGCAGCGATTCTGCAGTTCTCGCAGGCGTTGGCATCGGGCAAGCTGGCCGGCGACGAGTACAAGTCGATGATGGAAAACAACAGCGTGTTCATGTACAAGCTGGCCGAAGCGGCCGGCGTGACGCAGGGGCAGCTTAAGAAAATGTCGAAGGACGGCGAGATCGACCTGGAGTTCCTGCGCAATGCGCTGTTCAAGGTAGGCAAGGATGGCAAAACAGCGCTCGACTCGCTAATCGATAGCGCCGGCAAACTGCCCATGACGTTTAAGCAGGCCATGGAAGGTGTGTACACGCAGCTTTCCAACCTGATCGACGCAATGTTCAATACTGCGAATAAGTCCGAAAGCATTTGGACACGCATGGCGAGGAACGTCGCCTCGGCGCTGGGGTTCGCGGCCGACAACTTCCGCACTTTTGCGCAGCAGGAAGCAGCCAAGCAGGCCGCGCTGGCTGGCAAAGATGCGCCCACCAGTGACACCAGCCTTAGCATCGTCGAAGCGCGGAATAAGCGGAACATCGAGCGGGCTATCGCCATGCGCGAGGAGGCCGCACAGATCGACGCGCAAATCGAGGCGAAAAGCCAGGACCCTCTTAACTACAGCCGCCCCCTGGTAGCTGGCAACCTGGACCGCCAACTTCGTGATATGCGCTTGCAGGCCAACGCACTGCGGGCTCAGGCAGATTCGCTCGTACGGTCGCAGGCAGAAATCAATGCTCGGCTGTCGCAGGCTGCGACGCCCGACCGCGAAATGGACCTGCTTGTTAGAGGGTGGAAGCCACCACCGGACCCGGACGCTGACAAGAAAAAGAAGGGCGCAAAAGGCCCCGGCGACCCGAAGCCGGTCGAAGACGCCATGGAAAAGTTCTATGACGACATTACCAAAAAGCAGTCGATGATGGAAGACGCCATGGCCGGCCTCGGGCCGAACATGGTGCGGTTCATGGAAGCTACGGTCGCATCGAACCTTGACAAATCCAAGGATCAGTTCGGTAACTACACCAACCAACTATTCAAATTGGCCGAGGAAGCTGCACAGCGCGCCGATGAGATTTTCCTAAGCGATAAGCGTGTGACAAACCGCAATAAGGAAGTCGAACGCGTGTACGAGGAGAGCCTGCAAAAGCTGCAAACCGGTTTTAAGAAGTGGGAAAAGATCGACGACAAAACCCGTACCAGCCAGGAGGTCTACGACGAAGCCCGCGCCGAGTTGGAAGAGCTTATTCGCCTCGCCGACGAACTGGGCCAAACGACTATCAGTGCGAAGCTCACAAGCGAACTGAACCACTTGGAAGTCGGGTTCGAAAAGGTTGGCAAGGCAGCGAAGACGGTCGGCGAAGAGATTCGCGACGCCATGGTGGACAGCACGAAGGAAATGGCCGATGCCATTCTGGACTTTACCACCGGCACCGAAGCCAGCTTTGGCAAGATGCTCGCGCGCATCCTGCGGCAGATCGCTAGTGCCCAGTTGCAAAAGGCGTTGAACCCGCTTATGTCGCAGGCGGGCGGGTTTCTTACTACCCTTATTAGCGGGTTCTTCGGCAGCGGTACCAACGTCGGTGGCGTGTCTAGCGCGAACGGCGGAATACCGGCTTCTACCGTGTACGGCCCTGGTAGCGGGTGGGGCCTAAGCGCGCTCGGAAACGTGTTTGGTCCTGCTGGAAAGATGAAGTTCTTCGCTAACGGTGGCATCGTTAACGGCGCGACTGGGTTCGCACACGCTGGCGGCATGGGCATCATGGGCGAGGCCGGGCCGGAAGCGATCATGCCGCTGGAGCGCGACGCGTCGGGCAAGCTGGGTGTCGGTGCCGCCCCTGTTTCCATCGAAATCAACAACTACAGCGGGGCACAAATCTCGCAGTCGGAATCGGTCGACACGAACGGGAACAAGCGCATCTCCATACTGGTAGAAAAGGCTGTGGAGGACGGCTTCGCTACCGGGCGGTTCGACAAAACAATGCGGAACAGTTTCGGGCTCGCCCGGAAAGGACGATAAATGGCTGACATTCTGTGGCCGGCGACGCTTCCACAAGCCCCGGCAACCTTTTCGCAGGCCCGCTCTGGTAGCAGCGTACTGCGCACCCAGCCGGACGATGGCCCGGCCAAGATGCGCCGGCGATTCACGAAATCGGTTAAGCAGGGAAGCATGTCGTTCGTGCTTACCTTGGCGCAGTGGAACATTCTCGAGGCGTTCTACGAAACCGATCTAAATGAAGGCACGCAGTTCTTCGTTATGAACCACCCCTGGTACAACGCCCCGCGCAAGTTCCGCATCACGAAACCGTACAACAGTTCGGCCGAGGGTTCGCTGGCCGTAAACGTATCCATGGACTGGGAGCTGTTCTAATGCCTCGCCCGCTTTCCCCCAGGGCCGTCGAAGCCCTGATGGCCCACAACACCGACCAAGTATTCATTTTGTTGGTGACGTTTTGGCACGGTAGCGAAATCTATCGATGCTGCCTGAATACCGAGCCTATCATTTCGAACGGGCTTGAATTCACGCCTACGTATTTTGAATTCATGATGCCCGAGGTAAACGATCGCGCGCCCCAATCGGTCGAAATCCGCGTGGACAACGTCGATCAGCGAATGGTCGATATGCTGCGGCGCGTCGTTACCCCGGTGCAGGTGAAGATCGAACTGGTGCTCGCCAGCCAGCCCGACACAATCGAGATGGTTATCGAGGACTTGTTTTTGCGCGAAGTGAATTGGAACATCAGCTCGATCAGCGGCAAACTTATGATCGAAGACATGTTGAATGCGGGCTTTCCGGCAGACATTTATGAACCCAGAACTTTCCAGGGCATATTCTGAGTTTCTAGTAGTGCCGTACAGGCACATGGGCAGAACCCTAAAGGGGTGGGACTGCTATGGCCTGTACCGGTTCGTTCTGGCGGCTCGCATGGGCCGCGTGGTCGGCTCGTTCGACGACGCCTACCAGAACAACGGCACCAAGGAGGCCGACGACAGCATCCATGCTGTGCTTAAGACTGGCGAGGCCCGAGGCTGGCAGCGCATCGAGCGCGGGCAAGAGGTCGAAGGTGACGGCATCGTGTTTACGCTCGGCGGTGAGCCGATGCACTGTGGCTACGTGATTAGCCCTGGTACGATGCTTCACTGCATGCGGGGTCGGGGTACGTGCATCGAGCGTTACGACAACCCCATGTGGACAAAACGAATCGAAGGACTATACAGATGGAACTCGTAGTACGCCCGCACCTGATGTCCGACCGCGACGTGGCGGTCTACCATCAGGACCCCGGGAAAACAATCGCAGAGATCGTTGCCGACCTTAGCGAAATCGACAGCACCGTCAAGTTGAGGAACTTGGCGGTGCTTGTCAATGGGGAGATCGAGGACAACTGGAATCGTATCCCGCAGCTAGGCGACAAGCTCATGGTCGCGGTTCGCTTGCATGGCGACGACGAGGGCAGCGGCAAGCAGATTCTAGGTGCCATCGCCATGATCGCGGTGGCGATCTTCGCCCCGTACGCGGCACCATCTGTTGGCGCGGCGCTCGGTGTAAGTACTGCGGTGGCGCAGGCCGGCATTATGATCGTTGGCTCGCTGGTAGTCAACGCCATTTTTGCCCCTCCAACTGCGGCACAGACGAGCCCCGAAAAGCTGGCGGATGGCTCGCGCAGCCCTACCTACAGCTTTGGAAGCCAAGCGAACTCTATCCGGCCGTTCGGCGTAATCCCACGCGTGTACGGCAAGCACCGCATGGTGCCCGATCTGGCAGCGGTCCCATACACCGTTAACGTCGGTGACGATCAGTACTTCCACGCTATCTACAACTTCGGGTACGGCCCGTTGGCGCTGTCGGACTTTAAGATCGGTAGTAACCCGATCACGAACTACACCGACTACGACATCATAGTCCACGAAAACTTTACCGACCCGTCGCAACTGCAAATCTACAAAGGCGACGTGTGGCAGGAAGGGTTCAACATCGAGATCAGGTCGAGTGCCTACAGCACGGTTACGACACAAATCGATACCGACCATGCGACTGTGGACTTTGTGTTTCCGCAGGGCTTGGTCGAGATGAAAGACAAGTTCGGTGCGTGGCCCTACGTGGAACAGATGCAGGTGCAGTTTCGCGACGCCAAGAATATTGGTGGGCCCTGGAACACCCAATGGAACAACGTGCAGTCGTTTAACGGCAAGATGCCGTTCGCCTCGCGCGGGCAAGTCGGCGGCTGGGGCGAAGTTTGGATTTCGGTTATCGAAAACGTCTACACCGGTACGCCGGATTCGTGGGGCCAAGCCGACTTCCTAAACAACTTCGGTATCCCGAAGGGCACAACCGAGTTCACTGTCGATAAGTGGACGAACGGTGTGCCGAACGTCGGTGAGTACGTCACGATCGGTGCGTACAGCCTACAGCTTGCCTCTGCCAGTGCTGGTAGTTTCACGACGACTACCGGCTTGCCCGAAACCGTGCGCACGTACTTCTTCAAAAATACGCCTGTGCCAATCGTCGGCAAGTACTCTAACGGTAGTTGGGACGGCACTTGGACGCTGCAAGACGACCGCGTTGGTGGCTTCCCTGCCAGTATCGACATTCCGTTCCCGTTCGCTTCGACCTGGGAGATTCGGGTTATTAACCTGACGCCTGACCAGCCCGAAGACAACCAAAAGATTCTATGGAAGCACAACCTTGTCGGGCTTAAGTCATACAAGAACATTCCGCCGCTGGCCCCGGAGATTCCGCTTACCATCGTCGAGTTCCGTATTAAGGCGTCGGTGCAGATTAACGGCGCCGTCGATGACTTCAACGCCCTGGCTAGCTCGAAGCTGCGGGCCTGGGTCGGCGGTACGTGGCAGGTTGTTGAAACCAGCAACCCGGCCTGGGTGTACTTGGATGTGCTAACGGGTCAGGCCAACTCGCGCCGGGTTACCGACGACCGTGTGGACATCGAGAAGCTCAAGTCGTGGGCCGCACGAAATGAACTGGTTGTATCGCCGTTTACGACGAAGAACGCTGAGCTCAACTTCATCATCGACAAGACGTACACGATGTGGGAGTTGTTGCAGTCTATCACAACGAACGGGCGAGCCGCCCCGACGATGCGGGACAACAAGTACAGCGTGATTTTAGACGACGAAACGCGCCAGCCCGTGCAGATGTTCACGCCGCGCAACTCGTCGAACCTGCAGAGCAACCGTACGTACATCGCAGGGCCGCATGCACTGCGCGTTAAGTGGATCGACCCGATTGCCAACTACTCGCAGGCGCAAGTGCTGGTGTACCGCACTGGCTACAGTGAGATGAACGCTACGGTGTTCGAGGACATCGACACTTTCGGCATTACGAATCAGGAGGCTGCCCTTCGGTTCGGCCGCTACATGCTGGCACAGGGCTTGCTGCGGCAAGAACGGTTCAGCATCGACACCGACATCGAGAACATCATTTGCCTGCGTGGCGATTTGGTGTACGTCGCGCACGACACCATTCAGGTCGGTGGTGACGCGGTTCGCATCGAGGGCATCAATGGTCGCGTGCTCACGCTTGATGCGCCCATGTCGCTGCTGTTCGCCGACTTCGAGGACTTTGACGACGACACCTACGGCGTGCGCATCCGTCGCAACACCGGCGTAATGACCGGCGTGCTGCCGGTGCGTAAGTTGCAGGGTACGGAGCTTACCCTGTCCCCGAGCGTAAGCATGACCGGCATCAACGTCGGCGACTTGCTGGTGTTCGGTGAAGTGCAGACCATCGTCGGCCAGTACACGGTGGACAAAATCGTGCCCGCCGCCGACATGGCAGCCACCATTCACTTGGAAGAGTACGCCCCGTTGGTGTACGAGGCCGAGTACACCGGCGTTATTCCAGACTACGTGCCGCAAAAGGGCTCGGCGTACAAGGGCTGGCCGGTAGACCAGCTTACTGCCACGCTCATCGAGTACGTGGACGACGAAGTGTATCCGCGCGGCCGTATCCGGCTTAACTGGGTGCCGCCGCAAACGCAGGGCGTTATCCCAGTCGGGTATCACGTGTACAACATTCGGGCCGATGGTTCGGAACTGTTCCTTGGCCGGGTTACCGACTTCGCGTTTACGACCGACCCGATTGACATGTGGATTTTGGGCGGTACGACGCTCGTGTACGCCGTGCGTGCTGAGTACGACAAGGCGGGCCTGTCACAGCCGGCGTTCGTGGAGTACCACCTGCCGAGCCGGGCGACGGTGCCGCCGCCGAACTATGACTTTTTCGAGGTCGTGGACCTGCCCTCTGGCTTTCGCCAGTACAACTTCGCCTACGTGAACATTCCACAGCCCGACCGCGTCATCGGGGCTGAGATTCGCTACTACCCGGGCCATGGCGCACCGCCAGCCTGGGGCACCATGGACAACATCGCCGGGGACAACCCGACGCTGCCCTACGCGACCAGTGGTGTTCAACTGGCTGTGCCGCCCTCGGGCGAATGGACGTTCGGTATCCGCGCCATGGATCAGGTTCGCGTGCTGTCCGACGACATCGGCTACGTGACTATAACGCTGGGCGCCAGCGCCAACGAAGGAGGTGACCCCGGCTTCGACCCGACCCCGCCGCCCACACCGACCGGCGTGGTGCTCACAGGGTTCTTTACCCGCATCCTGGTAGAGATGGACGATCCCGACTACGCCATGGGTCGGGGCCATGCCAGCACGCAGGTTTACGGGCTGGAGTGGGAAGTCGGCGATCCCGAACCTGTGTTCGGGCAGGCCACACTCATTCAGGCTTTCGTCGGCAACATCGGCCAGATCAGCGCCGACCCCGGCAAGACGTACCGCATTTGGGTTACCTGGAAAACCCGCGATGGTGTGGAGTCGGTTATCCCGGCAGGTGGTGCAAACGGCTTCGAGGTCTCGACCGGCGAGGACGTGCAAAACCTGCTGGACCAGCTTACAGGCCAGCTTACCGAAGCTCAACTGCACGCCGACTTGGCGACGCGCATCGACTTGATCGACGCGGCTTCCGACGTGCCCGGCAGTGTGAATGCCCGCGTGCAAGCGCTCGCCACTACCACGCAGGCCGCAGACGCTGCACTCGCAACGCAGATCAATACGGTGCAGGCCCGGCTCGCCACGCGGCCGAACCTGATGTCCGGCGGCGCATTCCAAATACTGGATGCGAGCGGCAATCCGACTGGCTGGACTGCCACTGCCGGTACTTGGACAATTCGTAACGACACCTGGGGCCGCTGGTGGGGCGGCACTGTAAACCAGAACGGCACGGCCACAGGCCCGACGTTCCCGGTTACGGCTGGAACCCTGTACACGGTGGCGGGCGACCACTATCTGGCAGCAGGCACTACCATTCCGCGCGTGCAGTTTCGGCTGGAGTACCTTAACGGTAGCGGCGCCGTTGTCGGCACTGTGAACGGGGTTAACAAAGCCCCGCACAACTTTTCCAACGACCCGGCCCAGCGGCAGGAGTTCAGCTTTGAGTCGACAGCCCCGGTGGGCGCTGTCAACGCGCGGGTGGTGCTGTCTTGGACAACGCCTGGTACCTCCATCACGGTCGGCATGCGCTACATCAAGGTTGAGGCCGGTGGGCTGCCCAGTACCGGCTACAGCGATGAAACCACCGGCAATGCCATTGCCGCCAGCGTGCAGCAGGAAGCCACAGCCCGCGCCACGGTGGACGGGCAGTTGCAGGCCCAGTGGACGGTTAAGACCGACCTGAATGGCTACATATCAGGTTTCGGCCTCGCCAGTACGCTGAACAACGCGACACCGTCCAGCACGTTCGCTGTGCGGGCGGATGCGTTCTACATCGCCAACCCGACCGGCCCTGGAGTGCCGCCGAGCCTGCCATTCATCGTGCGCACCACTCCGGTCACGATCGGTGGGGAAACCGTACCCATCGGCGTGTACATCAGCCAAGCGTTTATTCAAAACGGCACGATCACGAACGCGAAGATCGCCAACGCGACCATCGAGAACGCTAAGATCATCAACATTAGCGCGGCCAAGATCGACACGGGGTTCCTGTCGGCCGACCGCATCGCGGCCGGCTCGATTACTGCGGACAAGCTCACGATTGGAAGTGGCAAGAACATCGTCGTCAACTCGTCGTGGGCCGAGCGTACCGGGGCCATTGCCAACTGGTGGGGCTTCGGCGGAAACATGCCGCAGCCGCCGTCGCTTATCAGCATCAACGACCCGAACTGGACGCCGTTCGGTACCGTCGTGCCATTCATGTACATGAACGGCGAGTACGGTGCGTTGAATCAGTTCTTCGCCGATTACGGTGGCGGCGCCTGCCCCGTCGTTGAAGGTAAGCGCTACGAGTTCCAGGGTAAGACTGGCACGCATCGTTGCATGGGCCGGGTCGTCATGGCGTTCTATAACGCTGCCGGCACTTACCTCGGTGAAGCTTCTAGCGGCGGTGGTGGCATTACCAGCAACCCTACTGGCGACAACGATGAACAAATGCCGGGTGGAACAAGCCTCGGCTCGTTCAAAATCACTGGTGGGTTTGCTATCGCGCCTGCTGGTGCGACGCGGGCATCGCTCATCTTCCGAAAGTTCAACACGAAGCCGGGCCTGGGGTACACGTCGAGTTACATGTTCTTCACGCACCCGATGATCGCCGAAGCGACTTCGACGCAGACCCAGTTGTCGCCGTACGAGCCGACCGGGCTTATTACGCTGATCACGCCGGCAGGTATCACCACGCCGAGCATCGCGGCCATTAGCGCGAACCTGGGTTCGATTCTTACCGCCACCATGGAAGTCCATAACGACGGTACAGGCGGATGGGGCTATATTCGCACTCCCGGTAAGTGGTTGAACAACGGTACGTGGGGCTGGATACTGGCTCGCAACGGGGATGGCAGTAACTTCTGGGACTTTACTGCCGGCCCAGTGCACATGCACATGTATTACAACGCCGCCAATGGTGCGACGGACAACATGATGTCGTGGCCCGGGTTCACCGTGCACAACGGCGGCATGACGATTAGCCAGCTGAACGTTATCGACACTTTGAACTTGGCTGGCAACGCGGTAACGGTACCGGCCTACACGGAAAGCGGTGGGTTCGCTGGTGTTACGGTTGGTCCGCTGCAGACGTTCTTAAGTGGCATTACGGGCCTAACGATAAACACGGGTACTTCACCAGTGCTGGTGATGTTCAACATACAGATATATAGCCAAGCTAACTCGGAGGATATCGATCTACGCATCCGTCTGTACCGTAATGGGGGCCAGATAGTTGAACGTGCGGTGCCCATGCCCAGCTCACCTACAATCTTACCCTTTACTTTCTGGATTGGTGGGACTGGCGGAGCGGATACGTACCAGGGGGTGCTATACGCCAGGAATGTACTACCGCAAAATGTTCAGTTCATTAACGGTCTTACCACTATGTTTGCAATCGGAGTTAAACGGTAATGGAAAACTTTTACGCCTTCTACGATGAAACAGGCCGCATTATTCAGCGCACCACGGTTCAGCGCGAAGTGGACGACCGCAAACTGCTGCCTAACGAGGAGCATTTGCGGCGCCAGCCAAGGCCATATGACGAAGTGGCAACGGAACAGGCCGCAGCCATGGGGCTGCTTGCGGTAAGGTCCGACCCGGTACTGCCGCTGCAGACCATCTACATCGACATCGAAACCAGGGAACACAAGTCGATTGGTGAACAGCCCAGCCCACACCACGAATGGAATTGGTCGAACCACCAATGGGTGTTCAGGCCAGAGGCCATCAATACCATCTGGCAAAGCATTTCGGTGGAGCGCGACCGTCGCAGCTTGGAAGGTGGTGTGAAGGTTGGTGACACGTGGTTCCATACCGATGCCCTTAGCCGGGCCAAGTACACGAATGTAGTACTTACGGAACCCCTTAGCACCGATTGGAAGGCTATGGGCGGCAAATGGGTAGTACTCGACCCGGCCTTGGCCCGGGATGTTTTGCTGGCTATCGGCGACAACGACAAGGCCATTTTTGCGGCGGCGCAGGCCCACCGCGCAGCCCTCGAAGCCAGCCCCTACCCTGAGCGGTACGACTGGTACGGCGGCTGGCCGATCACGTACCAAGAAGCCACCGCCTGATCGCTACTACAATACCGCCCCAAAGGTAAGGACCATGCGTAGCATCAAGCGGTTAAAGTCAATTTCGATACTTCGGCTGTACATCGCAGCCAGTGGAATGATCGTAGCCTGCTGGATGATTAAATTGCTGGACTATCCTGAGCACCAGGGCTACCAGATGGGCTTTTTCATCGGCATAGTTTCGGCGCTCGGGTTTGCTGACACCCTAGTCAACGACATACTGGCCGACGATATGACAGTTGAGACTAGCAAACGCTGGAGGAACATTGGCTTCATGCTGCTGGCTATGGGCTACGCGGCGAGCATGTTCTTTTTGCTCCAGTACCGTGAACCCCCGTACCTGATCGTAGCCCGCATGGTTCTCGATGCCATGGTATGCGTGCTAATAGCTTTCGCCGGCCTCGGCGAAGTGCTGGAAGAAAGCACCACCAAGCCGCGCAGAAAGCCATGAACCGCACCTTGTTCCTAATAAAAGTCTACGCGGTGCTATGGCCGACATCGGCCTATGCAGCTGTGACTATTATGAGCACCTTGGAGGGGCTCACGTGGGGCATCGTCGGCATTTTGTTTTTGATCAGCAGCTTGGCCGGCATCACTGCGTTGGTGGTTCGGCTCGACAGTGAGATTCGGCGCACTGGCAAGCCGGTAACGGCGCCTATTCTGTTTGCGGCCGTGAACATGCTCGGTGCCTGGACGGCTGCGGCTTTTTCATTCTTTGTAGCTGAGGGTACCGGCATGCAGGACTGGACCGAACTCGGCGTTATTCTTTTAGCCAGCTTCGGCGGCGCCCGGGTGTTGGAAAAGGCCACCGACAAGTACCTGGAGCGCTACCTGGGCGCTAGCAAGCCGTCAATTAAACCGAAAGTGGACAATGACCCAACTGTACAGTAACGCCGGGTTCGAGCAGGTTCTCGAGATTCGCAAGGGCGCAACTTTCAAACTACAGCTTTCCATTGCCGACACCAACGACGCGGCCATCGACATTACCGGCTGGGAGTTTCGCGCCACCGTTGCCAGCAAGCAGGACCCGCCCGAGTCTGCCAGCCAGAACTTTACGTTCGGTACGCTGAACGTAAACGGCCTCGGAACAGTTGTTGGAACCCTAACGCCGACCAAGACGGGCACGCTGGTAGCCAATGATAACCGTATGGCAGTGGCCCGCTACCGCTGGAATTGCGACGCCAAAACCCC